GCGAGTAGGCTTTCATACTCTTTTTTTAGCAACTTAATTTCTGTCATATCTGTATTTTTTTAAATATTCTTATACTCGTCTTTAGCATTGAAGCAAGGACAAGCCTTTTTTACGCCCGCAAAGTCTCGGTGCCCTTGTATCACTGCTTCGGGGTATAACTTCTTGAGTTCCTTGAGCAGCTTTACAAGCGCTTCCTTCTGTGCAGATGTACGGGTGTCTTTGGGTTGGAGGGTATTCTTATCCACCCCACCTATGTAACAGATCCCTATACTGTCCTTGTTGTGTCCCTCCACATGGGCGGGTATCTTATCTACATCTCTTCCGTCCTCTATGGTGCCGTTCAAAAGGACTACATAGTTGTAGTCGATTTCGTTAAAACCTCTTTGGCGATGCCAAAGGTCTATATCCTTAGCCGTATGCTGCCTACCTTCTGGAGTAGCGGAACAGTGGACTACAAGATAGTGAATGGTACGTGTACTTTTTTTCATATCTCTATTACTATTACATTATTAGCTATATCTTTAAAACTTACGGGACTATTTGTGTCAACATAGTATATACTATCTACACTTGAATAATTTCCAAAACTATAACCGAATCCAAAGATTTTATTAAAGTGGACATCTGTATATAGATTAGGTGTTGCCCCAAAGCCTCCACTATTATAGTCAAATTGCACAT